GCAGTGATAGCGGGTTCTTGCGTACCGTTGTGCCGTACTTGCGCATTCCAACTTGCTGACGTTGGGCCAGCATCCTGCACAAGTCTCCCTCTGTTCCCTCTACCCGTAGGAATCCACCGTCTACGCTCAAAGTTGTCATATACGCGCCTCCAATCGCTTAACCTTCTTACGCATTACCCGAATCAGTCGCTCCAAGTAGTCCACCTCGTACTTGACCAACTGGTTTTGCCCCATGAGCCAATCCACCTTCTCTGAGCCAATGCGCTCCAGAATGCGCGGCCTGTAGCCTTCCAAGTTCCCGCTCTTGTGGTTGTTGCAGATGGAGCAGCCCTTGTGAATGTTCCAAAGGTTGTAGCGAACCGCTGAAGCAGCCCCTACGCTGCGAAAGTGCGAGGCGTGCCACTGCCCATCCCATGACGCCGGACGATCACAAGAGCAGCACGGCTTATCCTTGTCCCGAAGCCGCACGTACTTGTTCACGATGGTTTGAGCCTCGTCCATCCATTGCCTGCGTGACTTCAGTGCGGCCTTACGCGCTTTAGTGCGCTCGGCCTCTTCCTTCTTGGCTGTCTTGACCAAGCGGCTGGCGCAAATCGGGGAACACACTTGCTGGAGTGGGCGAACTGGAATGAAGCAGGAGCCGCAGTGCTTGCAGGTCTTATCCTTCACGGGAACATCCTCATTAGTTCTCGCTCAAATAGCGATTCAAGTATGTCGTTTGACAAAGTTACTTTTGGCAGAGGAATGGAAATCCAGTCTTTGTTGTTGCTATCAAATATTGGCAAATCTTGGAATTCAAGAAACATGTTTCCATGTCCGTCTTCAGACAAATGACCAAACACTTGCACGCCTGCAATCTCAATCCAATATCCACATCGCTTTTCGTCGTAATTGAATTTCATGCTGCCTCCAGGTCATAGAACACAACACCAAGTTCTTGCGTTGCGAAGGCTTCAACCTGTGTGCAAAACTCGCTGAACTCTGCTGTTGTCAGTTGTGTGCTGCTCTTGCTGGTGACTTGACCGTTTGGCAATTCCTCAACGCCAATAAACATGCGTTTGAATTGCTCATGCCAAATCTCCGGCTCGTAGAGGCGTCCATTGGGCGCTGCCTGCTGTGCAATTTGTGCGAGAACCCCATTGCCCCAGTAGCGGCGGTTTTGCGCCTGTGAGCGTTTCTGGCGCTTTACCTCTAATTGCAGTTTGTGGCCTGCCATCAGTTGGGGTTTGATTTGCTGCCATGCCTCTGTAAGCACAACATGCCCTTGCTGGGGATTGAACAAAGTTGCGGTGAAACTCACAACAGTGCCTTTCTACGTTGCCAGAGCGCCCATTCCTCAATGTAGTTATCCCGCCCAAAACGGGCCTTAAGCCTCTGTGCTCGGTATCTGACTTCTTCCGTAATCAAAACGCCATGAAAATAAAAGTTGTAGAGGGTGTATGTGCTGCTCATGCGTACTCCCTCTGGGCCATCTCGCAGAAGATTCCACATTGAATCTCTGGCTCTTTCTGGTAGTCGCCTGCCCCATGCTCAATTTCGTCCAGAAACTTGTGGACGTTGTTCACATTGAGAAGCCTTGCACCTATCCGGCGGCTTTGCTCTGCACGTTTTTGGAAAATCAGCGGGAAGTCAGTGCGTACCTTGTTCCAATAGCCCTGCCCTCCAGCCTTCCAGCAACCAATGCAGTTGTTGTGCTTGTAGCCAAGTGCGTACATGTCCGGCAGCTTGATACCGGCGTTCTCAATCATTGCCAAGCAGTCGGAATGCTCTAAGCCTCGCTCAATCAGAGGGCTTACTGCGTCAATGTTGTTTGCATCAAGAAAGTCATCCCACCTGTCTTGTTCTTCCGCGCAATAGCCGAAGACATGCTTATCAGTTGGACGCTGAAAGTCTTCACGGACTTTCTTTTTCAGGAGCAATGTGCATGGCGCACCATTGATTCCAGACACGTATTGCCGTTTATCAGCAACTTCAACAATGGAACCGTTGTACTTGTCGTTCATCATGTTGACGATTGGCACACCGAACCACTTTTCGCAGTCAGCAGCAAACCTGTCGTTGTCTGGGTGTTCTTCTTTGACAATGCAACGAGCGACAATAATTTCATGCCCTGCGTACTGGGTGAGAGCCAACTTGGTAGCCACGGCAGAAGCAGCGCCACATGAGAACCAGCAAACTATGCGACTCATGCCATCACCTTCACTTTCCAATCGTCATAAGCCGCCAGTGGTGACGATCCATGCCCTACTTGCATTCCACCGGCACACACCCAGCGCTCGTATTTCCATCCGCAGTCGTAGAAGTGATCTTTGAGGTAGATGCGGGGCTTCATTTGGACACCCAAACAAAAGCGCTTGCAATGTTACGCATTGCGTATATACTTACATCACAAACCACCGGAGAAATGAAATGCAAGCCATGTTCAACATTCAAGCCGCCACACTCAAGGCTCGGGAGCGCACCGGAGACAAAACCATCTCCACCAATGTGAAAAATGGACTCATCTCCGTTGTGCGTGTCACCTATAAGAAGAATGGCGTTTCCACCGTTACCCCAATTGCTGGGCCGATGACTGCTGACAAAGCTATTGAGGCTTTGAATGCCATCTAAGCAAGAAGTCTTTGAAGCCCGTTTAAGTGCCGGGTTGACGCAAAAACAAGCGTCTGAACTGGTGCATTTAGGCTCTCCAGTGCGATGGGCAGAATATGAAAATGGCACAAGAAACATTGACTTGGCGCGATGGGAGCTTTTCCGGCTGAAGGTGTGGCTTGCCAAATCGGGGATAGTGGCTCCTTGGTAGCTCATTCAGATACCTCCAAGCAAACGCCATGCAGCTGCTCTGCACTGGGGGACTTGTCCGTTACCAATCGCTTTAAGTCGGTGTGTCCGATGGGCCAGCCCATCAACCACTCGACCCACTGCGGGTTCAACTTCCCACCCACCATGTCCCCCAGTTGGACTGAATTCCGTCCCATTTGAGACTTGGCTCCAGTCTCTTTGGCGTTGTGCGCTGTTGGGGTTGGTAATAACTTCTTTGCCACTGCCGTGGCAAGTCCGTCCCCACTTGTTTTGCTGGCTCCCTTGCGGTTGTGATTCCCGCAAACTGTCGGAGTGGGCAAGAATCCAGATCCTGTCTCTCTGGTGATGCGCCCCAACATCGGCAGCTCCCAGCACTGTCCACCGAGCATCAAACCCGAGCGCGGCAAGGTCACTGAGTACCCTGTCCAATCCTCGATTAACGAGAGCTGGGCTGTTTTCAATGAATGCGTATCTTGGTCGTACCTCGCCAATGATTCGCGCCATCTCCCGCCAGAGTCCACTACGCTCTCCGTCCAATCCGTCACCTCTTCCGGCAACGGAAATGTCCTGGCACGGAAATCCTCCAGAAACAACGTCAACAACTCCGCGCCACGGTTTCCCATCAAAGGTTCGCACGTCATCCCAAACCGGGAAAGGCGGGAATGTTCCGTCGGCTTGTCTGGCCAGTAGTACTGATCTGGCGTAAGCGTCATATTCGACTGCGCAGACGGTACGGTGTCCAACGAGCTGCGCCCCAAGTATTCCTCCACCAGCTCCCGCGAAAAGCTCCAGCTCATTCATTTTTCTCCCCGCATTTTTTCAACTCCGCTGCAACCGCTTTCCCAATCCCCGCGTACAAGTCGGTTCTCTCCAACTCCTTGCAGCGGTGACGGGCTTGATCGATTGCTCCAGGCATCCGAGCCATTCGTACTAGGTGTTCCAGCATGGTTTGAAAGTGGTTCATTCACAGCACCAGGTCTCCCAGAACGATCAAAGCCCATAGGACGGTCATATCTGGGACTTCCCAACCTACTTTCACCAAGTTGAGAATTCGGTGCGCTTCTTTCTTCTCATCACTTGTTGGCTTCATACCCTCACCTGTTTGGTAAGTTGGGCCAACTGCTCACGGATGTGTGCGGGCATCGGTACAGCCTTCTTGGAGTCCTCCGCAATCTTGACCAGCACAGGGTCTAGATCACGCTTCGGTGCGCTGCGGAGTTCGCCGGGGAATACACCCCGCCAGCCCTTCATGATTGACTGCTCTAGGCTGTTGTTTGCGTCATACCCTTCGCCGTGGAACTTCATTAGTTCTTTGAGGATCAGCTTCTTTGCAAACTCCGTTACTGGCGCTCTGGTTCCCATCTTCTTACGCATGGCCCAGAACTCATCCCAAAGTTCGTTATCTATGTAAGCTGGTAAGCAATTCATGCGATGTGGCTCCATGTCTCGTAAGAAAGCACCTTTTCAACAGTGCGGACATGAATACCAAAAGATTTGGCAATGGCCTCATTGCTCAGGTTTTCACGAATGTGCTTCTTGAGGTTTTCACGCTGCTTTGCCGCACTGCGGATAGACACAACATCAATATCCAATAGCTTTGCGTGTCTTAGTTCTTGGCCCCGTAGTGCCATGGAACGGGCGCGAGAAAGGTACTCAGCCCTTTCAAGCACCGAATCGGATCGATGCTGTTTCATGCGGCCTCCAGATCAAACAAGCCAACCTGCTCGCGCTCTGCATCAGCAATGTTTTGAACGGCCAATTCCCAATACTGGGGTTTCAACTCCGTACCAATGAACTTGCGGCCCATCTTCACAGCGCAATAGCCCTCAGATCCAATCCCGGTGAACGGGGAAAAGATCACATCCCCCTTGTTCGTCCACAGATGGATGCAACGCTCGATCACATCAAGCTGCAGCGGGCACATGTGCTTTTCGTCGTTTTCATCCCGTGCCGGTAGTTTGTTGAGCGTGCGCCCCTGGTTGATGTCATCCCACACCGGAGATGCGTATTTCTGCCAAAGCATCACAGGCAGGTCATCGCCGTGTTTCACACGCTCTTCACACTCACCGGGCTTACGCATGGTCACAACGTAGTCAGGAAGGCCCATACGGCTCATGGTGGAGTTTTCGCGGATGGTCTTGTGCAACAGTCCCAGAGCCTTGGTGCGCTGCATTGCAACGACTGGGTCTTTCCAGATTGCCACCTCAGAGTGGTAGATGAATCCAGCCTCTTGGAATGCGCGAATCAAGTCACCACGGAAGTCACGCAGGCCAATGAACCCTTGGCGCATCTTGGTTGTCGGTAGATTCATGCAATGGAAAGACACATTGCGGCCAGGCTTCAACACGCGGAACAGCTCCGAGATCAGGAACTTGAGTTGCGCGATGAATTCATCGTCACCCTTGCAGTTGCCCATGTCGTGATCGGAGTTTGAGTACACAAACAGATCAGCAAAAGGCGGGGAAAACACGGAATAGTCAACGCTGCTGTCTTCCAGAGTGCGAGACCATTTCACACAATCGCCCAGGTACACGGTGAAGTTCTCAGACTGGTGAACACCCTCGCGGTATTCATCAACAATGTTGGATTGGCCTGCGAGTTCGTTGTTCATAATGTCTTTCATGTGTTCGATCATTTGGGCGCTCATCTCGTGGTGCTGAACCTCTTTGCGCTTGAGGTTGTCCAAAATCTGACCTTCGTTTTCTGCGGTGAATAGATGGACTTGGACGGAGCGTTGTTGCCCAAAGCGATAGCAACGGCGCACAGCCTGGTAGAACTTCTCAAATGAGTCATCCAGACCCACGAAAGCCATGCGGGCGCAGTGCTGCCAGTTCATGCCGAACCCGGCAATCTTTGGCTTAGAGATCAGGACGCGAACCTCTCCATGTGCAAAACCAAGCAGGTTTGCAGACTTGGACTCAGGCGAATCGGAGCCTTGCACGTTGACTGCGCCGGGGATCATGGCTTGTAGGGTGTCGGCTTCATCGTTGAGATGGCACCAGATCAGCCAAGGCTCGTTTGGCTCTGCATTGACGATTTGAGCCAATGCATAACAGCGGGCAGTGATCGAATCACGCTGGGCCTTGCGGCGCTCCAGCATCGTCTGTGCAGGACGCGCAAACAACTCGTCACCAAGCTGCTCAGTCTCGACTACATGCTCAAAATACTGGAGTGGTGGAAGCTCATAGCGTGAGCCATCGAATCCAATATCGGACGGATTGCGGAGAACTACTGCCCATGTGCCCATCCACTCCCAGAACTTGGACGCGCCCCACCCTTTCAAACGCCATGTGCCGGTGTCTCCGGTGTCGTTCACAAAGTAAGTCGCCAGCATTTCTGTGCGGGTCATCACTCCGAGAAACTCGCATTGATTTCCAAGCTCTTCAAAGTCATTGGGGCTTGGAGTCGCAGTGCATGAAAGGCGATACGGCACCGACTGGCATGACTCAATGATGGCTGTGCGTGTCTTGCCGTTGTGGCTTTTCAAAATGCTGGATTCGTCCAAAACGATGCCATGCAGTTCTGTGAAGTCGATTGCGTCTATGCGCTCATAGTTAGTGATCCACACACCCGGAGCATTTGGAGACTCGCCTGCAGGAACGCGGGAGACTTCAATCCCAAAAGCCTTACCCTGTTCAATCGTCTGCTCTGACACAGCCAGCGGAGCCAACACCAGAACGATGCCGCCCGTGTGCGACTGGACTTCATCAGCCCAAGCCAATTGCATAAGGGTCTTACCAAGGCCAGTATCTGCAAAGATGGCAGCACGGCCACGACGCACAGCCCAAGACACAATCGCGTGTTGGAAGTCGAACAGGTTTTCATTGAGATCCCCAGGCTGATGGCCCGTGGCAACCTCGCTGCGGCGCTTGCTTTTTACAAAGGCCTCGTAATCGTCTAGACTTCGACTATTCATTGCTAACCCTTTCTTAGTAGTGATAGAAAGCCCAGATCAGTTCGCGCTGTTCTGGGTTTTTGCTTTCAGGCGGTATGCCTTGAAACGTTTGCCGTCGATCTCTTTCCAACGGTCTTCAATCTCGTAACCAGCACGGCGCATCTCGCCAACGCGAGTAGCCAACTTCATCGTTCCAACCTTCTGCAGCGCATCCAATGGAGTCGTCCAAAAGCGGAGAACCTTTGCAAGGTGTTCGTGCTGAGTCATCGTGGTGCCTTTTGAGATTTAGATGGGCCTGCAAACGCGCCTAGGTATGCAGTACGGTTCTTGCGGGTAACTCGTGCCTTAGTCACGGCCTTGCGGGTACGTCCCTGTGCTGCCAGCTTCCTGTCGTACTCACGGATACGCTGTTCACGAATGCGCAGCTTCTTTTGATCGTCTGGTGTGAGTGGGCGAGGTTCAATGTCGAATGCATTGCCGGTGGAACGCGGTGTTCCGTCTTCCCAAGTCGGTGCGGTGGCGCTCATGTGGAACTCCTTGCAGAGTCCGTCAGCAATGGATTGCCGCGCAGCATTGAGGTAACTACAGTGAGTTCATCCAGATAGGACTTCACATGCAGCTCAAGAACTTGGTTAACGTAGGCATTCCGATCCAACCCTTTGGCAAGGGCGATGGCATCCAGTGCGCGAACCAAGTCGGCAGGCGCAAGGCCACGAAGCTCTTTTGTTTCGCCGGACATTTATGCCGCCTTGCGCTTCTTAGCCAGTTCAGGCCAGATCGACTTCCACTCTTCCGGGAACAGCGTCTGCCGTGTGCAGATCCCTCGCTCCTCTGCAATTACTGCAAGGCGAATAAGCTGGTTGTCTGGAATAAAGTTGTTAGATTTCCACTCAGAAACGGAAGGCGGCTTGACTCCAACCAAGTCAGCAACAGCGCACGTTCCTCCGAGTGCATCTATGAGTTCGATAGTTTGCATGCCTACTATTATTAGGTATGCCTACATTCATGTCAACAGGAAAGACTAATAAATAAAAAGATAGGATGAACGCATGAACACGCTCCAACAACGAATCAAAGAGTTGTCAGCAGGCATGCCTAGAGGTTGGCAGGCAGACCTTGCGCGTAAGTGCGGCATAAAGCCATCTTCTGTAGCTGGGTGGGTGTCTGGGAAGACAGCCAGCATCGACGGCAACAACCTTGTCAACGCGTCAGAATTCTTTGGCGTCAACCCTGATTGGCTGCAAAAGGGAAAAGGTAAAAAGCACCCAGAAAGCCAAGAAGTTGTTGGCGAAGTTGGGCGCTACGAAGTACCTGAACAGAAGTCGGAAGAGACTTTCTCGCCTCTCGCCACAATGCTTGCCAGGATGTTCGACAAGATCCCGGAAGACGACGATATAGCCCGTTCTACTGCGTTTGGCTCTGCATCTCAGGAAATACGCCAAGTGCTTGTAGAGCTTCAAGCTCGGCATAGCTCTGGAAAAGCATAGGCGTTAGGCCTTGCGCCGCAAGTTGGCGGACTTTTTCATGTTGTTGGTCACGACTCAAGCCGCCACAAACGATCAACACTACGTTTTTTTGCATTTTTTTAACTCCCAAGGCTGTTACTTTAACCAGTAGTAGGAACCCTAAGCAAGGTACAAGTCTGTGGATAACTGAGTTTTTTTAACGTCAATACATTGACACTTTTGTAAGGGAGAGGTGATATGAAAAAAACGCTATCAATTGTTGCCGTTTCGCTTCTAGCTCTATCGGGATGCGCGACCAGATCAAGCTTCACCGAGTCGCAACTTCGGGAGATGAACGCTGCGGTAGCATCTGGACAGTGCCCACTGGCCTATACCATTGCCGGACAGACAACCAACGCAGTGCAGTACTTCAACTACGCATTCATAGCTGGAGAATGTGAGCACAACCGGGACAAGGCCATCAACTACTTGAACTACGGTGCAAGATTGGGTGAACAGAATTCGATCAACGGTCTGCTAAAAATGGGCCAACCAGTGCCAGCACCCGACTTGGTTCGCCAGCAGTCATCAGGTGCGAATGATGCCGCGCTTGGAATCATGCTTCTTCAAGCTGCACAGCCAAGGCCTGCACCAGCTCCTGCACAGCGGATGCTTAACTGCAACTCTGTGCCAGGCTCGTTTGGGCAGGTAAACACAACCTGCTGGTGATCAAATGGATACAAAAAACGCCGACACACCAGAAGCGCTGGTAGCAGAGATCCGCAGGCTCGTAGAAAAGCTAACGGAGCTAACCAAGTCCCAGACAGACACCAAAGAACCGATCATTTTCGGAAATGGATTGTTTGACGTTAGAGCCTTGGATGGCCTTGT